TTATACCACCAAGACCAAAAACTATTACGAGTGGGTCAATAAGAAGGCTGTCAAAGATTAGACCTGCACAGCTTTATAACAAGGCTTATGCCATCAGTGCAGTAACAGGGCAACCAATAACAGTTGAACAGAGAAAAAGAGAAATAAGAGAAGAAGCTTCAAGGAAAGCATGGGAGACTAGGAGAAGAAAAAAAGACCAAGCGGACTATAACCGAATTAAGTCTAACAAGGAATGGCAACAGATGTTTCATGCATCAAAATTAGTATGGAATAAAGTACAGTCCATGATAGCAAACGTGGGTGTTCAGCAATCACAGTCAGCAGACTTGTTAAACAATCTTTTAAACTCACAAATTGAACAGTATGGCGCAGACATTGTTTTGTATACCATATCACAGGCAAGCGAGGATTTTTTAACAACCTGTGAAGTTATAATTAAATATCATCCAAATAGTGCTGTATCAAGGACAGCCGTACAGCATTTATATACGTTAATAAGTGGCAATTTACCAAGCGATGCAGAACAGGCAGAAATTGATAAAGCATTAGCCAGTGATGAAACGTGGGAAGAAATATGAAAAAGCAAATGAAATATATGGTTGGTGATTTTGAAACCACTGTATATGAAGGACAGACATTCACGGAGGTGTGGGCTTCAGCGGTTGTTGAGCTAGGCACAGAGGATGTTAAAATTCATCATTCTATTAGAGAGACTTATAATTATCTTTATAACTTAAAGCAGAATATTTGCATATATTACCATAACTTAAAGTTTGATGGTTCGTTTTGGCTATCGTTCTTAATAGCAGATTTGAAATATGAACAAAAACTTTATATAAACTCGAATAATGATAGTGATGTACACTTTTTAAAAGAAAAGGATTTAACGCCAAAATCCTTTATATATTCAATTTCAGACATGGGGCAGTGGTACAGTATACTTATCAAGACTCCATATGCATTGATTGAGATTAGAGATAGTTTGAAGCTCTTACCGTTTTCAGTTGAACAAATTGGAAAAAGTTTTCAGACAAAGCACCGTAAATTAAATATGGAGTATAAAGGGCTTAGATATGCAGGTTGCTCAATTACAGATGACGAAAAGCGTTATATTGCTAATGATGTCCTAATAGTTAAAGAAGCGTTGGAAATCATGCAGTCAGATGGGCACTTAAAACTTACTATCGGCTCATGTTGTCTCTCTGAATTTAAAGCTACAGTTGACAAACAAGAATATCAAGCATTTTTCCCTGATTTAACACAGTTTAAATTAAACCCACTTGAATATAAATACTCAAATGCAGACGAGTATATAAGACATTCATACAGGGGTGGGTGGTGTTATTTAAAGAAGGGATGCGAAAACAGAATTTACACTGATGGTATAACGGCGGATGTTAATAGCTTGTACCCATCTATGATGCACTCTGAAAGTGGAAATTATTACCCCTATGGTCAGCCAGTTTTTTTCAAAGGTAAAATCCCGCCAAAATGTCTTACGAACCAATATTATTATTTTGTTCGCATTCGCACACGATTTTATTTGAAAGAAAATAAATTACCATTTATACAGATTAAAGGAAGCTTTTTGTATAAGGCTACTGAAATGCTCGAAACATCTGATATAGTTGATAAAGATACAGGAAATGTATGTACATGGTACAAAGATTTTGACGGAAATATTAAAAAAGCTACTGTTGAAATGGTACTCACTCAAACCGATTTTGAATTATTACAGGAGCATTACAACCTTGTAGATTTTGAGCTATTGGATGGATGTTACTTTAGAACTATAACAGGAATTTTTGACGAGTATATTAACAAGTATAAGAAAATTAAACAAAATAGTACAGGGGCAAGGCGAACACTAGCAAAACTCTTTTTAAATAACTTATACGGAAAACTTAGCAGTTCGGACATATCCTCTTTTAAAGTGGCAAGGGAGAAGGATGATGGCTCACTAGGTTTTACGACATTTGAAGAACACGAAAAGAAAGTTATGTATATTCCCATAGGCTCGGCAATAACAAGTTATGCTAGGAATTTTACTATTCGGTCAGCACAGCAAAATTATAAGTATTTTGTGTATGCTGATACGGATAGTATACATTGTTGTACCACAAAAGCAAATATTAAGGGAATTAAAATCCATCCTACAGACTTTTGCTGTTGGAAACTGGAAAGTTTTTGGGATGAAGCTATTTTTGTCCGTCAAAAAACATACATTGAGCATGTCACACATGAAGATGAAGAGCCAATTAATGAACCATACTATAATGTAAAGTGTGCGGGTATGCCTGACAGATGCAAAGAATTATTTTTGAAATCAATGGAGGGTGTAACAGATGAAGAGCTACAAAAGTACCCACCACTACAACAGGAATTTTTAAAAGTAAAAAGAACACTAGCAGATTTTAAACAGGGATTAGAAGTATATGGAAAACTTCGTCCAGTGAGAATTAGAGGTGGCATAGTATTACAAGAAACGACATATAAAATGAGATAATGTTTCATTCATACATTGATACACTGTATCAATGCAGAAATGCATGGCAACGTGAAACATAGCAAAAAGAGACAGAATAAAAATTCTGTCTCTTTTAATATATCTATAACGTTAATTCTTAATGCATGGGTAGGCATACACCCAACTACATAAATATGTCTTATATTCCAAAGAGCCTTTCATATTTATGTTACAAAAATAACTAACGCAGATACCAATATAATATGTTTCACGTGAAACATTTTGATGATTCAATAATAAGCTAAAGCTTTAAGTATGCATTCCTTGCAATCAAGTGAATAGAACCTAAAGCAACCTCTGTCAAAGAAGTATCTCATATAATCAATTAACCATCCATTATTTTTTAGCATCACATAATTAATATTATGGTCATCTGTAGTAACTGAAATTCGATGTTTAAAATCTTTATCAACTTTTTTGTCACAGTATATTATGCTTTCCTCTTCAAACATTTTGACCGCATATTCTTCATTTTTATATTTAAGTGTACACAGATATCGACTTTGCCCCTTCATTTTTTCAATAAAAGCATTGTTATCATTTAAGTAGATATTTTGTGAAGCATAAGCAACGTAATTAGATTTACTAAAAGCCCTATTGAATAATGAGCTTTCTTGTAGTTTGGATGCACTTTCATTAAGTGCTTGTTCAAGAACAAAGCCTTCACCTCGTAAAAACTTAACATCTGCTTTTAGTCGTTCTGTCATACCCATAGCCGTATAATAAGGATTTAACAATGTTACTGCATTTGAAATCATTATAACAGGAACATATCTAACTTGGCTATTATTACCCCTTGCTATTGAAGTATGAATACTTATAAATTTTTTGACTTCATCCGCGCAATAATGATTACTTTCTGACTGAAATTCGTCAAAAAGTATTCTTGTTACATCACTTAGATAATGAGAATATTTTTTAACTTTATCCGCACAATTTAGTGCAACGGCATAGCCACAGGGTTTTCCTTCGTCCTCTTCATCGTATGCACTACATAAAAATAACTCATACATTTTACTATTACCAATTTGTACACCCTTCATTAAATATGCAGAGAAAAAAAGATTATGTATATCCTTGAAAAATTTATCTGCTGAATCCTTCAACTCGTCTTGAAATCTATATAACAGGCAAAATTTTTCGCCATACTTTAAGAAACGATTAACTAAATATCTATTAAAATATGTAGTTTTTCCCGCAGTTCTGTTTGACGTTGAAATATAAATTTCGGGTGTATTTCCGTTAATGTCTTTCATACTTAGTAGTTTTGTACCATCATAATAATTTACTGCACACATTTATTCACTTCCTTTAGTTTATTATATCAATTTATCCACAATTTGTCAAATTAATGTTGATAATTTGTGGATAATTTGATATAATAAGAAAAAAGGAAGGAGGGCATATACATGATTAATGATTTATCAACCTTAATTTCGACTCTTGGCTTTCCAATAGGAATGTGCTTAATTATGTGCTATTACATTAATAAGATTAATGATGCTCATAAAGTCGAATCAGATAAGTTTGCTGAAGCACTCAACAATAATACTGTTGTACTTCAGAAACTTTGTGATAAACTTGATAGCGAGGTAAATGTAAATGACAAGTAATGACATTGTAACAACAGCAAGAACTTACCTTGGCAAGCCTTATGTGTGGGGTGGTGAATCCGAAGCTGAGGGTGGCTATGATTGTAGCGGTTTTGTGTATTCTGTATTGAATAAATGTGGGATGAAAGTACCACGAACTACAGCACAGGGTTATTCATCACTAGGTAAAACAGTAACTAAAATTCAAAGTGCCGATTTACTTTATTTTGGTAAATCAACTAAAAGAATTACGCACATTGCTATTGCTTTAAATAGTACACAGATGATTGAATCGAGAGGCAATAGTAAGAACACAAAAACAAACAAAGGAATAGGTGTATCAATTACTAATATTTCTCACCGAAACGACTTAGTGCTTGTTAAAAGAATTGTTGATTTCAAAAAGGAGAAACTATCAACTATGACTTTATTAAAAAGAGGAACTAAAAATCACGATGTCACAGTATTTGAAATACTGATGGCAAAGCTTGGATATTATACGGGTTCAATTGATACTACATATGGTAAGGGGTGTGTATCTGCTTGCATTAATTTTCAGAGAGCGCACAACCTTATACAGGACGGTGAATGTGGTAACAATACATGGAAAGCACTTCTTAGTGAGGTAATTTAATGGCGTGGATTGCTATTGAGGGTACAAAAAAGTATCTTACACAGACTCAAATGGAAAATAATGCTGTAGAATTTAATGCATATTTCATGGGAAAATATACATTAGAAAGCATCTGCGGTATGCTTGGAAACGTTCAGAGAGAAAGCACGTTAAATCCCGCTCTAAAAGAAAGATTAAGCACATCCAGTGGTTGGGGGTTAATTCAGTGGACACCATCCAGTAATCTTACTAATTATGCTAATGCTCAAGGCAAGGACTGGAAAGACGGAAATCTCCAATGTCAACTTATCAATGCCGAAGTACTTGAAGGATATGGAGGCCAGTGGCTACCAACTAAAAGTTATCCTTATAGTGGTTTAGAATTTTCTCAACTAACAGATGTTGAAGAAGCTGTCAAAGCTTACTGCTTTGAACGTGAGCGCGCTGGTGTTGTAGCACTTGATGAAAGAATACAAAATGGGAAGAATTGGTTTGAGTATCTTAGCGGTACACCTTTACCGCCCACACCGCCCACACCGCCCACACCTACACCTCCAACAAGAAGGCATATGTCTATTTATATGATGTTAAAACGAAGATTTTAAGAAAGGAGAATGATAATGGCTAAATTATCAAAAGACGAATTACTCGAAAAAGTAAGAACATATGTCGGTGATAGGACTGATGATGAAACACTCGCAATTATTGAAGATATTTCTGACTCATTTGATTCGTCTGACGCTGATGAATGGAAACAGAAATATCAAGAGAATGACAAAATGTGGAGGGACAAATATATTTCAAGGTTTTTTGAAAAAAATGAGGATGAAATTGAAGACCCTACAGACGAGAAAGACGATGAAGAGAAGGAATATAAAACCTTTGAGGATTTATTTGAAGAGGAGGAAATATAATGGCTAAAAGAATTGCAAGTAGCACTTTAAATGCTACAACACTTGACATTTTAAATGTTATCAGACAGAATGCATCATATGACTATCAGCAGAATGTGCCAGTTGTTGATAAAGCAAGTGATATCCCTAAAGTAGGAGAAGTTATTTATGGTACACCCGCTTTTGCAAATCAGTTTATTAATGCATTGGTAAACAGAATTGCTATAGTTAGAGTACAGAGTGCGACATTTAATAACCCTTATAGTATTTTGAAAAAAGGATACTTAGAGTTTGGCGAAACAGTAGAGGACATTTTTGTTTCTATTGCTAAAGCTGTAGATTATACACCCGAAAAAGCTATTGAACGAGAATTTAAGCGTACATTACCAGATGTTAGAAGTGCTTTCCATACAATGAATTGGCGTGCAATGTATCCGGTTACAATACAGGATGAAGATTTGAGACAGGCTTTTCTAAGTATTGATGGTATCACAGATTTAATTGCTAAGATTGTAGACAGTGTATACACAGCCGCAGAGTATGACGAGTTCTTACTCTTTAAATATCTTTTAATCAAGGCTATTTCACATGGTAAAATGAAGTCAATAGCTATTGAGAGTGATACTGATTTAAGTACATCCGCGGTAGCATTTAGAAGTGCATCAAATATTTTACCTTTTATGTCTAATGAATACAACGAAGCAAATGTTAAAACTAATACACCTAAAGACAGACAGATTATTTTCATGGATGCAAAATTCAATGCCCAGTATGACGTTAATGTTTTAGCAAGTGCATTTAATATGGATAAAGCAGACTTCATGGGTAGACTGTTTTTGATTGATAACTGGACTGATTTTGATAATGAGCGTTTTGATATTATCAGAGCAAATTCAGATGGTATCGAAGAAATTACAAGCAACGAACTTGAACTATTAAATGACGTTAAAGGTGTACTTATTGATGAAAACTGGTTCCAAGTTTATGACAACAATAATAAGTTTACTGAACAGTATGTAGCTAGTGGACTTTACTGGAATTATTTTTATCATGTTTGGAAAACAGTTTCAAGCTCGCCTTTTGCCAATGCTATCGTGTTTGTATCTAAGACA